CCACCATATACAGTAAGCCAATGCTTGAGCGTTTGTGGATCGACGGCGTCAGACTTCAGAGCGTCCAGGATCATGGCTAGCCTGTCCTGTGCGCTTGACCGTTGGAATTCGCTCTCACGCTGCTTCATCTGTTCCTCGGTCGCCCACCGCTTGGTTGCAAGCTCTTCTTCTCTGAGCTCACGGTCTGCGGTACGATGTTCAGATTCCATCTCATGCAGTGCTTCCCAGCGAGCCTTCTCGTTGTCGATCTCCCACGTTCGGAGCTCGGCCTGACGCTCGGCTATCTTTTCACGCGAAGTGTTGTTCGCGGTATTCATCGTTTCGTTGCTGAGGTTTTCGGCTAGATACCTTGCCTCCTCGGCATCGATACCCATCTCTGTTAGTTCCAACTGCAACTCAGATCTCGCCGTGTTGTTGGCCTCGTTCATTGCCGTGTTCGCGTCATCTGTCGCCTTACGCCAAGCGGTCTCGGCGTCCAGGCCAGCCTGCATCTGAGTATTAGCAGCCGTCGCGATCGTCTCACGGCTCGTGAGCTCAAGATTTAGTAGCGAAGTTTGTTGTGCCCTATCGAGTAGCGCAGCCGCCTTGTCGGCACCGATGCCCAGATTCATCAACTCTTTTTCTGATTTATTGCGGGATTCCTGCATCGCCTTGTTGGCTTCGTTGGTCGCCTTGTTGCGTGCAGTCTCTGCCGAGATGCCTTCCGATTGGATCGCTTGGGCTGCTGTCTCCAGCTTCTCTGTTAATTTCTGGTCAGCTAGACGCCAAGCAGCTTCGTTGGTTACGCCTTCCTGTTGGATCTTCTGGGCTGCTGTCTCCAGCGACTCGGTGCTGAGACGCTGTTGCTCCATCTCCTTGAAACGGGCCTTACGTTCTTCGGTTTGCTCATCAATTCCGAGCTCAGCGATCCTGGTACGTTCTAGTTCGATCTCCTTGTTCGCGGCGATCTCGGCCTCACGCATAGCCTCGTCGGAAGAGATGCCCTTTTCTTGGATGGCGAGAGCTTCACGTTCGAGGGTGCGGTTCAGTTTGTTCTCTGCCGCCTGAGCTTCTAGTGAGCCTGTTTGTAGGCCCATCTCGGCTACTCGTGCGGCTGTGCGATCGGCGTATTCTGCCTTCCTCGCATCGACCTGCTCGGAGTATTCCTTCTCCTGCAATCCGAGGCTCTCGGCCCACTGGCTCTGCTGAGCTTTATGCTCGGCATTGAACTGGTCGTTCTGTGCCTGCATCCGTGCTTGTTCGAGCGTGAGCTCTTGACCGAGTCTGTCGGATTCGAGCTGTAGCTGCTCACTGCGATACTGAACTTCTGCCTCGTCGCGAGCCTGCTGTAGATCCATGTCCTTGTTAGCGAGCTGTATCCGCTCAGTCTCTTGATCAAGCTGGCGTGTGCTCAAGCCCAGCTCTTGGAGACGGCCTAGTCTTGACTCTTCGAGTTGTGCCTGCTGCTGCGACATCTCGGACTGGAACTGCTCGTTCTGCATCGTGAGACGTTCACGCTGGATATCGAACTCTTCTCCTGCGAGCTCGGCCTGTTGCGCCATCTCATCTATCCTGAGATCGATCTCAGCCTGGTTGGTGGCTTCTCTGATATCCATCTCCCGCCCAGCTTGCGAGGCCTGGTTCTGGATTTCTTGAGCCTTCAAGTTGAGTGATTCGGTGTCGAGTCCGTACTGCTGGATTCGAGATTGCTGAGCTTCGCTGAGCTGAGCCTCGAATTGAGACTGTTGCTGTTGTTGCTCGGACGCGAACTGAGTCTGCTGGACCGTCGCTTGGGCCTGACGATATGCCTCGTCAAGATCCATGCCCTTCTCTTGGAGACGGAGCGCCTCTCGTTGGATCGCATTCTGGGTGCCGTATTGCTGCTCGAACTCATACTGGCCTTGCCCGAACTCGGAAGCCCAGCGTGCTGCATTCTCTTCATCGCCGCCGAGTGCCCGCTGGAACTCACCCGAACGGAACCCGATATCGGCAGCACCAGCTCTGTCTTGAGCCCAAGCGTCTGCGGCTGCTTTATTGAGGTCGGTCATGCGCCTCGTGCGCTCTGCCTCAAGGTCTGTCAGCATACCTGAATAGAGCTCGCCCTCGACGCTGGATCCTACCATACCACGTTGAGACATGAACTCGTCAAGATCGACTTGGGCAGCTTGTCGTTTGGCTGCGAGGTCCGTGTCTATCTGGCTGGTGAAGTCCTGTATGAGCTGGCTGTCGTAACGACTCGGGGCAGCCATAGCGCCACTGGCAAAGTTCTCAAGGCCTGGAGCAGCAGCCGCGCCACGGAACGCACCTGGAGCAGTCTGGTGTTCGACGGGACCAGCTCCTGCGGGACCAGCCGGAAAGCCTCCACCCTCGCCCCATCCCGCCTCGGACAGGGTTATCTGGGTAGGATCGAATGTCTGATCTGGGTTCGCTGTCTCCCAGGTCTTCTGGAGATCCTTGGCTCTAGGAGGCCTTATGGCAGGAGTATCTGTATTAATCGGCATTATGTACCCAGGTCTGCGAAGGCCATCTTATCTGCTCCATCGTCGCCGTCGAATTTCGTGTATGTGCTGCCGTCCCCTTCCAGGAATACTGGAATCAAGAACAAGTAGTAGCGGTTCGTGCCATTCCTGCTGATCGTCAGATCCTGCTGGCGGTTGCTCCTGCAATCCACCCTGGTCGAGCTCACATAGCTGCTGGTGCTGTAGGTCGCACCGCCCTTGCTCGTGGCCGTGCTCTGTACCTGTGCCTGCACGAACTGTGTTGCTCTCGATGCTACGAACCGCACGTTCACGTCTGTCCCAGCGCCAGTGTCCTTCTGTCCCTCGATCGATACCCTCTGTTGGTTGTCCCAGAACGAAGCCAACCCGCGCAGGAATCTGTCGAGCTCCGGCGGCAGGCCCAGAGGCAGACTGTAAGGACCACCTGGCATTTACCATGACTCCCGCATCACACCAGCAGCCAGCTCAATAGCAGCTATCTTGACAGCCGCTGTAGAGGTGACCTCGACAGGCAACGCAACACCCTTGGCACCTACCCTGGCTTTCTTGGTGGTTGGTTTGGTTGAGATGCTGAAACTCATCGTATGTGCCGTGCTGTCCACGCCGTCAGCCTTGACCCTCACTGTTACGTCGCTGGCTGCCGCCTGCTGCGAGGAAACACGCACTACACGAGCTCGCTTGTCACGCATCGCCTGCTGGAACATGAACGGACGTGTCACGAGTTTGAACGATATGTCTTCGCCACCAGTGCCTCCTGGCTCGGCGTTGTCCGTGTCACCCTTCTCCAGTTGCCGCACGAACCCGTCGTAGCCACAACTGATTGGTGTCGTGGTTAGCTGAGCTCCAGCGAGATCTGCCAGGAATAGTGCAGCGTGGTCATGTACGGTGGACGCGAAGTCGAGATACCCGTCCGAGTCTATCGTCATAAACTCGCCACCAGTGAGCGTAGTCGTCAGATACCCGAGCAAGGTGTCGCCAAGGTCTCGATCAGACGTTGCGCTTCTTTCCAGGTAGCCGCTGCTGTCTACATACAGAGTATCGTCGTCTGAGGACGCATAGCGGTGCAGCATGAGTGCTGGGGGGTGCTCCTCTGTCGGCGGCCTGTAGCCGATCATGTAATCGTTCTGAGACGATGTTATAGGAACCGCACACCAGTACTCGTGTTTCTGCGGCCAATACAAGCCGACAGCGGTTCCTGGAGTGCTCGATAGCTGAGACCAATTCATGCCGTCCATAAACTTCTGGATGCTACGAGTGGCAAGCTGTATCTGGCCGCCGATCTGGTAGAATTCCACACCTCGCTTGCTCAGCCAGCACACGCCCTGGTTACCTACAGCCTGAATCGTGCGTGGTGCCACGCATCCCACCGATCGTGATATACCCCGAGCTCCAGCCTCGACTTCCAGCGTATTGAACCCGTATCCCTCGATGTAGCCTGTGCTCTCGCTCTTGAACACCATTAGCACGCTACCAAGCTGGTATAGCCCAGTGAGGTGTATGTCACCGTCATGGGTCTGTGCCTTGACCGTCAGCCCGTCTGGGGTAGCCCAGGTGTCTATGTCTCCCACCTTGGATGCGACCACGTCTATGCCGCTATGTCCAGTAGCCCACAGTCTGTTACCAAATACGGCTAAGTATTTAACATTATTTGGTATGTTCGAGATCGTGGCCCAAGCGGATCCGTTCCACTGATAGGAATTCGTGCCACCGTTCGCTGCACAGAGCACGTTGACCGCACCCTCGCGCATGATGACCAGGCTCCAGAATGCCTCTGTGAGGCCCGTAGCTTGCTGTGTCCAGGACGCGCCCTCGTTGGTTGACGTGTACATCTTGTCGCCCATAAACACTACGAGCTGCTGTGCGCCAGCAGCCGTATGATATTCGATGGCCCCAAAGCATTGAGCTCCAGAATTCAGAGCTGTAGTGTGCAGCTTCTCACTGCCGCCTCTACGCTCGACCGTCTGCCCGTCGAAGGACACACGCCCATTCTGGAGGAGCTCGCACTCGTCTGGCTTATACTCGACAGGAGCGGCAGTGTCATTCATGCCCCTGGCAAACGAGAGCTGCTGCTCTTGAACCATCAAAGCCATATGCTACTACTCAGCTTTCTCGATGTGGAGCAATGCTGCCATATCGATGATTGTGTTCGGTGAGAGTGACACGCCGTTCGTTCCCTCTGCCCAGCCGAGCTCGTCGCCGTCCTGGTAGAGTGTGAACCGTTCTGAGATATTGAGCTTCTGGGCCATTAGGTCGTTGAACGCAGCGACGTACTCCGGCCAGCCAGGCATATCGGATCTCACCTCAGTAGCCGTCTCTTCGCCCTCTCCAGGTATACCGTATCGCTCGACAAGACCGCCATTGAGCTCCTGCACGTCCTCGATGCGATCCTTGATCAGCCTCTGCACCTCGACCATACGAAGTGCTACGCCCATCGGGATCTTGGTGTTGCCGCACTCTCTGAGTGCAACTTGCACCGTTCCGAGCTCGGCGTTCGTGATTGTAGCTGATGCCTTTGTTGCCATCTTAGTACTCCCATGAATAAGTATTAGCCATTTTTAAGCCTCCAAAGCTTCTATACGGGCCATTAAGTCTTTAACTACCGAAACGAGGGGTGCAACCACCCTGCTGTATTCCACATAATCTGGTGATTCTTCTCCATCTTCAAGACGATATTTCACCAGCAGTTGTTCTACTTCGTCAACCTCTTCTGCGACAAAGCCAAGGTGCCGTTTACCGTGGTCAAACGGTATATCCGCACCCTCTGACACAGACAAACCCTCTTTTTGACGATAGGTAATGGGACGCAATCCTTCGATTGTCGCCCAAGCATCTTCCAACTCATAATCTTCTACGTCTTGCTTGTACTCTATCGAAGAAGTCGAGCGATACAGCTTACCACCAGAATCCACATACACATTGGCGGCACTACCGCTGGTCGCACTGTACGCCGAAGGCATCATCACTTCAGAGGCATTCAAACGTAACTTCTCTGAACCTCCGACATACAGCCGAACTTCATCCGAACTGGTTTCTGCTATGTAGGTGTCATTACCGCCGTCGAAGTAGAGCTTGCCCGTGGCTTTCAGTGAAACGTTTTGATTGCCGTCAATTGAAATGGCGAGGGCACTAGTATAAAAATCCATCGTGTTAGAGCTAGACTCTACGATATATGTATCAGATCCGCCGTCTAGGTAGACCCTACCCGTACCATTGACGATCAGATTGCGAGTACCCTGCATCTCAAGAGATGTAGCGTGGAATCGGCAATTCGCGGTCCCACCAGCGACTACCTCTATGTAGTTACCGCCAGCCTCGTGGATGTAAGTGTCGCCACCGCCATCTAGGTAGAGCTTATTGGTAGCTGGGATCTTTATATCCCCAGTTATAGTGCAAGTACCATCAGTGAGCCGCATGGCCTCAGTATCGCCGCAGTACCAGCCAATAATGTTGTTGGAAATCAGCGTTGTATAGGTATCAATTCCACCATCCCAGTAAATCTTACCGCCGCCTTGCATCAGAATATCATCAGCTTGCAACGATATGTTTTCAGTCCCTCCACAATAGAATCGGATTATATCGGCAGAGTGTTCGTAGATATATGTGTTGCCACCGCCGTCTAGGTAGATCTTGTCTGTAGCGTTAACCCTTAAATCGTAACCAGAGGCTACCTCCACCGATCCTGCGTTAATCTGGAGGCGAAGATTGCCGCCAGTGTAGAAGTCCATCCGATCAGCGGCACCTTCGACGATGTAGGTGTTGCCACCGCCGTCTAGGTAGATCTTACTAGTCGCTGGAACAACCGTGTCTTGGCCTGAAGTCCACGCCATAGCGGTTGAACCGCCTGTGACAAGATTGATCTGATCGCCAGATGCTTCGGTAATATAGGTGTTGCTGATTCCGTCAAAATACAGTCTTTTCGTAGCCGGAATTCCAAGATCTCCGTAATGGTAGGCTTGGGAATCATTGATATACATCTCAAGATTTCCATTACAAGTGAAATCAATCCGATTATCAGTGCCTTCGGCTATGTAAGTATGGACGCCGCCATCTAAGTAGATCCCAGATCCAGCGGGGATTATAATGCCACCCGACTGCCATGTGTCCCCGTCCTCATCTACAAACCAACGAGCGACATTTGCACCTCCAACCCTTGCACGAACTCCGAACACGTTGCCGTTAGCGGTGACATTGGCTAAGGCGTTTGATCCATCAGTCTCCGACACATAGACCTCTACCAACGCACGGGCCGAAGTACTTTTTGTCGTATCAGCAGTACCGCCATAGGCGGCTAGTTCCAGATTAACGGATTCAGCCGCATCTTCCATAAGCGACTGTAATACTGTGCCACCAGCCGTTGCACTTGTTTTCGATATTGTCAGAAAATCGTCAACCTCAACGTCTTGATGGATAGTCGCACTTGTGATCCCAGTGGAAACATCGCTCGACTTGAGCGCGAATATCTGGTTATCGGCGGCCCCTTGGTTGATCGTGAGGCCAAGGGTCGCGTTGGCGTTAGCCGTGTCCCCGATATAAGAGGTGCCCGCCACAGTCAGCGTACTAGCCATATCTACCGCACCGTCGATATCTACTACATCTAGGTTGGTAGTCCCGTCTACATCTAAATCACCATTAAAGTCTGCGTTTCCAGCCAGAGTTAGCGTTCCAGAGACATCCAGTGTACCGTTCAGGTCTACGGCGGTTGTGTTGATTTCCACC